CCTGCATCTCAAAGAGCGCAAGGCCCTCGTTGATTGCCTTGATATAATCGTCTGACCGGATAGGAGTAGTTAGGTCTGTGATGTTGATAGGTGTATCTTTGCCACCGTCTATCTGCTCATAGACGTTTTGCTCTGGATCAAATTCGCGCGTGACTAGATCGGTATCTCCGTGATGGTCAAAACCAATCCGGACAGTTTGGTCTGGTACTAACACGCGCCGTTGACCCATTCGGACTTCCCACTTAAATTCATCATACGTTGTATTGATAAAGTCAATAGTGCTTTTAGCATTGTCAAAGATAGAAAGACCTAGCGGGCTGTTAATATCTTTGTTATTCATGCCGGGAGGTTTTAGGTAAGTAAATAACGGCCGTGTAAGCCCGTCAAGCGTTACTTCTTCCTCAAGGTCCTCATAGATCTCAGACAACGGTACACGGTCACCAACGCGCTCCTTTTCGCTGGAACGATACAATTCATTAGTGATTGTGTATTTCTTATCTTTGGTCCATTCGTGCAACTCAACCAAAGTATAGTAGATTGTTTCCTTGCCTACTGTCTTTTGGCTCTTGTTGATGATAGCTGCAGAAGATACGTCCTGCGTGTTAGATTGCAATGGATAGAATACAGGGGCTTGTACAAATGAAATCTTGATTTTATCATCGTCAACGTATGGACGCATAGCAAGACCACCCAAAGCCAAACAGCTCTCAAGGTATCGCTCAAAATTCTTATTAAACCGGTCATTCAGCAAAACCGTTTGAATAAACTCGTTTGTCGTTCCATTCGCAACGCTTATCTCTGCCTGCTCGTTAAATACAAGGCTGGCAATCTTTTTACAAGCCGTGCGGGCAATAGGCAAGTGATTTCTAGTCCGTTGTTTATCAACTCGGTTAGAATTTCGATACCGGATAGGGTCCCACTTGCTCTGATAGTATTTCAGATTCTTTTGAATACGATCGTATTCTTCCTTGTTAATTGCAATTTTAGGATGCTCTGTTATGTTGCCTAATGATTGGCTTGTCATTACATATTTACCCCTCTTAAATATATTTCTTATTGATTGTAAGATACTCATTTCAAACCTTTCTCTAGGCTTTTAATCTTAGTAGTTGTGCATTATCTACGACCATATATTGGAACGCGTCGCAAGTGTGATCGTCTTCTTTAATAACTTTCGGGTCGTCGTCCTTGACCGTTTTCTCGTCCCACTGATATCGTTTGTGTTCCTCGATAAAATACTTGAGGTTGTTCTCAGTTGGGAAATAATAAAAACGACCATTCGCAAGAAGCGATTGGACGTATTCTGTCATTATTATTTTTTTCTTCTTCGCTACCGGGTGCCAGCGAATGCCAAAGTCTTCTAAATATTGGTTTCTCAATGCTCCCTCCGCACTATCTATTGTCATTTCAATTACCGGAACGTTCGGGTATTTCTTTGTCTGATTAACAACAAAGTCATGAAGCTCTTTAGATAAAACGCTCGGAGCTTTCTTCTTGACCTTACCAGCCGGGCTGTAGTAGTAGTTATCCACAAGATAGAGATTAGACCTGTTAGTAACAACCGCGTGTAAGCAAGTAGTTGCTGACTGTTGGTGTCCGGTATCCGCTGCGAATAACTGACCTATGACACGTTCACCGTCGGGTATCTTATCCACGCGTTTAAACAAATCCATGTTATACACGTTTGTACCGATTCCAACCGGTTCCCCTAGATAGATATAACGGTAGTAGTCATAGTCGTTCTCTTTAATCCGTCTGATATCCTCTAGCATCTGTTCAGTAACAAAACCCAGCTCATCGTTTAGGTAAGACGATGAGTGTACTAGATAGTTATCATTATCTACTAGTCTATCCGTCCATTCATTTATCCAGTTATAAGGATTGCGGGGCGGATTGTAAGACCAAAAAAATTTAACAAAAGCAACATCTGGATGCTTCTGTCGCATAAAAGTCACATTCGACTGGTCAAAGTCTTCTTCGCTACTAAACTCTGCCGCCTCTTCGTACCAAACGGCAATAATATTCCCGATGTCGTTCGATTTCAGTTTTTGGAAAT